CCTCGTCGGCGTCGCCCGGGCGTCCACCACCGACTGGAAGGAGGAGTTGCGGTCGGCGTGCGTGGTGTCAGCCAAGAACGACTACTCGTTCCGCCGGTTCAACCGTCGCTTCGTCTACCAAGGCGTGTACCTTCCGACCCTGTACTCCGAGGAGATTGGCGAACTGGTCGTCGGCGTCGACGTGTCCGGGTCGGTCACCCAGCACCAGTTGGAATGCATCCAGCAGGAGTTGTACCCGATCGTCGAGGATGTCCACCCCAGCAAGGTTGTGGTGATGTACTGCCATAGCCGCATCTGTCTGGTCGAGGAGTTCGGGCAGGGCGAGTTGATCGAGTTGAAGATCCCCGAGACTGGCGGCACCGACATGACCGAGATCATCGAGGAGATCGAACGTCGCGGTCTGCGCCCTGCGGCGTGCATCATCTTCACCGACCTGATGACCCCGTTCCCCGAGGTCGAACCCGAATACCCGCTGCTGTGGGGCGCCGTGGGGGCACCACGCAACATCCTGCCGCCGGTGGGACGCCGGGTCGAGGTGCCGGTATGAAGTGGATATTGGCGGCGGTCCTGCTGGGCGGGTGCGCTCCTATATCTGCGTCATTGTGGGCAGAGGCAGAACGGGTGTGCGCGGTTAACGGTGGCGTAGCGTACGTAGAACAATCGTTCGACGGGTTCCGTGCTGTATGTCGGAACAAAGCCATGTTCATTTTGCGGGGGATGCAGTGACCTTTTCCGAATACCTAGCGCAGGACTTCCGGGTGTTCTCGACGCGCCTCACCGGCGTTACCTACGACATCAACGCCATCGGGTTCTACGAGTCCGTTGGTTATCTGATGTACAAGGTGCCGGATGCGGAGCCGCCGATCACCCTGCTGGACGGGCGGGTAGTGCGTGAGTTGGTCATGCAGTACCCGCTCGAAGTAATTCATCAATGGAAAGATGCATCATGACACCAAGCGAGAAAGAACTACTCAGCCGTATGCAGCGCATGGAGTCCCGTATGGTGCGGGGCTTCAGCGAACTGGGAGTACGGGTGACCGACGACGACGAATGGTTCAAGTTCAACCCGGAGACCAACGACATCCTGTTGAAGTCCCCGGGCAAGAGCATGGCCGCCATCTGGATCGCGATGCGCGCGGCTGGCTGCCGCAAGGGCATCACGTACCGGGTTAAGGTGCAGGGAGAAATGGTAGGTACTATCACTTTGCCGGAGGAAAAATAATGGTACGCATATTTTCAGACAAGAACGGCAGCGGCGAATTCGTTATCCAGACCACCGCGACGGATACGGACAGTTTCATAGCGGAGTTGGCGGAGGCCATGTCCACCGCAATCGAGGCTGCCAATGACAACGGGCTGACTGCCATGGGCATCATGAAGAACGCCATGCCGATAGCGTTCAAGCTGTCCGGGTACAAGGCGGACACTGTGTCGGAACAACGCACACTGGTCTGTGGAACCGTGTCTCCAAACTCGTGCGAGGTCGTATCAAGTGCAGGCCGCTGAAGCGTTCTGGAAAGGGAAGGTAGAAGCTTTCGAGTTCGCGGTGGATAAGCTGGCTCCCAGTACTCTAGACGTACGCCCTTATATGGACGCCGCCAGAATAAAAGACGGTGGTGGTAGGGATGGAGTGGCGTGGCGCGCGGACATACTCAAAAAAGCGGATAAGGTAATCCCTTACTTTTCATTGTGGAAGGCATCCATGGAAACAGAAATAGTAGCAACAGAGGCAGCGAACCGGGCGATTGAATCACTCACCAAGCTGGACACCGCAGCCAAGAAGTTCCGTGAGGTTGTCCGTAACGATCTGACGTCCATGAAGGCAACATCGGATCGTGTTCAAACGGAGGTGGAGTCCATGTCGGCGCGGTACAAGCAGGCCGCTGATATACTCACCACTCCCGAGTTCGAGAAGGCATTGCTCAACGCAGAACGCATGGCAACGGCGCTCAAGGCCATAAGCGAACTGTCGGAGACCAAGCTTAGTGTGGCGGTGTTCGGAGGTGGGAAATGATCAACAAGGAACCCAAAGTAGGTCGCATCCTGCTCAAGCAGGGCACAAGGCAGGACCAGACGTTCGCGCTGGCCGGCGTCATCACCAAGGTCACCGAGGGGCAGGTGCGCTACACCACGCCCGATGGCAAGGAGACCTTCACCAACATGCGGTTGGTCACGGCCGTGTGCGACACCAACGAGGAGGCGGCCACCCTTGTGGCGTTCTCTGACGGGGTAGTCGCCAACATGACGAAGATCCGCGCAAAAGTCATGGCGGCCGAGGCGGAGTTCTTCAAATGATCAACAAGAAACCAATCGTTGGGGCGTACCTACTTCGTACCGGGCCGTTTGGCGGCGAGCCATTCCGTTACTGCGGCAGGATAACCAAGGTGACTACCGCGACCATCCGGTACGAATCGGATTCCGGTGATACTGCCTACATCTCCACGTACTCTATGGCTGCGGTGTGCGAGACCAAGGAAGAAGTGAAGAAGCTTGTGGAGTTCGCCGACAAATCGTGGAGCCGGGTAGTCGCGCTGCGCAAGGAGATCGACGCAGAAGCGGAGGCTTTCTTCAAATGATCACCCCCGAGATACGCGCCATCGCAGACGCGGCCATGCAACGCCGCAAGGAACGGTTTGATTACACGTCGGAGAACATCTATGCCAGAGAACACCGGAGGAGCGATGAGCGGACCCTTGTCACCAGAATACTTGAAGCGCGAACTAATGCAGAACGCAATGAGCAGCGATCTGGAAGAAAAGTTCAAAATTCTAGTCGCCGGCCAAGACCAGCAAAAAAGGTTCCAGATCCAATCGTCCAACACCATCCCTGCTAAGGGCCTGACCAGTGTCTTAATCCGGCGCATCTCGAACGGCTACATTCTCTCGGTCGACGGTGGCGGCCCAGATGCCGAAAAGTTCTGCAGCAATCCAGTCGAGGTCGCAAATGCTATCGCAGGCGCTCTCGCCTCCAAGGAGTTATGACATGCTGGAAGCTATCGCACAATGGTATCTAGGCAGGCAAGCCGAGAAGCGGGAGTTAGAAGCTGCGCGACAGAACATGGCCGTGGTAAATCCGACATCCAACCTGAGTGGACTGCAGATGCTGAACCGTGATCGGTATAACGAGCCAAGGCGAGACGTCCGACGCAACATGATGCTGCGCGTCGTGGCCATCCGCAACGGGTTCCTCGTGTGTACCGACGATGCGCCGTTCGAGAATATCGACTTCTGCAGGGACACCGAGGAAGTAGCGCAGGCAGTGGCCAAGAGCGCCGCCTGCCATGTAATGGAGAAATGAAATGAGCGAAGCACTAGGACTAGGCAAGATCATCACGACGCCACAGAACCGTGATGCTGTACACATCGCGGTGGTACCTGTGGTGGCAGGGCAAAATTTTCACCCCGGGCATCGTGTACAGATAATCGATGGGGAAGCGTACCCAGCAGTACCGGGGGATGCCATCGGCGTGGTGGACCCATACCTGAAGGAGACCGTCCGCAAGGGCGAGACCTTCTGGCTGTTCCTCAACCCGGGCTCGATCACGTCCCTGCGGCACGAGTGGACCCACCCGGGGCTGCCGGACCCGGTAAATGAACACCTCGTGCTGCAGGCCAAGACCATTCTGGAGACCGGACAGGACTCCCATGCGTGGCTGGAGAAGCTGGCGGCCGACAACGGCATGTCGTATTCGGAACTAGTTGACGCCTGCGAGGAATGACTTGCCAACGGGCACTTCACGTTCGGATTCGATACCCCGGACGCTTTCTCCGACGACGAGATGAAGGAGAAGATCTTCATGCACCTCGAAGCGGTGTCCGGGCGTCGATGGGACGAGGCGACGAAGAAGAACGCTTACTTCGGGTGCTCGTGCTGATATGTCCGATTTTGGTTCCCGGGTGTTCGAGCCGGATCGGCCGTACTTCATCTGTGACCCGGATGACGAAGGCATGCTCTACTTCGAAACGGCAGAGGCGCGCAACAAGTACGCCAGAACCGTGATCGAACGCTATCTGGATCCGGTTGACGCCATATGGAGCGAGGGTGTCGAGAACATCCACGTCGGTGTGGTCACCGGCTGCGCCGACAAGGTTAACTACCGAAGACGCCCACCTGATATCGAGTTGGAGGAGGGTGTGGACGGAACGGGTACTAGCTGGGCACCAGATGTTGATGCGGTGTTCAACATAGAAATTAACAGCAACAGAATGGCAAAGGCATTGCTTGACGTATGAACATCCTTAACGGCATCCCCATCCTGACGGTGGACTACGAGTCGTATTACGACGTCGAGTTCTCACTGACCAAGATGCAGACCGACGCGTACTGCCTCGATCCCCGGTTCGAGATCATCCTCGTGTCGGTCACCGGTCCCACCGGCAAGGCCCGGTGGTTCTCCGGTACCAAGATGGAAACGCAGGCGTGGCTGTTGCAGTTCCCGTGGGCGGAGTGCGCCTTCCTCGCGCACAACACGCTGTTCGACGGGTTCATCCATCGTCAAGTGCTGGGGCTGCCGTCGCCCAAGTTATGGCTCGATACGCTGGGGATGTCCCGGGCGCTCTACCCCTACCTCCCATCTCACGGTATCAAGCACGTCGCGTCGTATCTGGAGGTGGGGGAGAAAGGCACCGAGGTCGAGGACTTCAAGGGCATGACGCGCAGCCAGATCTTCACGTCTGGCATGATGCCGGTTTACGCCAACTACTGCATGAACGACGGTGGCATCACCAAGAAGTCGTTCGACATCATGGCACCCCAGTTCCCCGATCAGGAATTCGCCCTGCTCGACCAGCGCATCCGGATGTTCGTCGACCCGATGCTGGAACTCGACGAGCCCATGCTGCAGAAGTACTACGACGACACGGTGGAGCGCAAGAAGAAGCTTCTGGAGCACCCACTGCTGATCCTAGGCGATCTCCCGGTGGACAAGGCCACCCTGATGTCCAACGACAAGTTCGCGGCCGCGCTCGAGTCTCTGGGCGTGCAGCCGCCGATGAAGAAGTCCAAGACCACCGGTAAGCTGACCTACGCCTTCGCCAAGACCGATGAGGGTATGACCGACCTTGAGGACCACCCGAGCCCGGAGGTGCAGGCGCTCGTTGCGGCCCGTCTTGGGAACAAGTCCACCATTGCCGAGACCCGGGCCTTGAAGTTCGTCGAGACGGCCCAGCGCGGCCGTGGCTGGCCGGTGTACATGAACTACTGGGGCGCCAAGACCACCGGGCGCGACAGCGGCGGGAACAAGATCAACGCCCTGAACCTGCCCAACCGTGGCGAGGACCGGGTCATCCGCAAGGCCATCAAGGCACCCCCGGGGTACAAGGTGGTGGTGGGCGACTCCTCCAACATCGAACTACGGGTCAACTTCACTCTCGCCGGCCAGAACGATCTCCTGCAGAAAGTCGTGGCCTACGACCAGCAGGGCAAGGCCGCCAAGAGTGACCTGTACTGCGACTTTGCCAGCCAGATCTTCGGGCGCATCGTCGGAAAGGACGACGAGAAGGACCGGTTCGTCGGCAAGACCGGGGAACTGGGGCTGGGCTACGGCTGCGGCGCATTCACCTTTGGCAACATGCTGCGGGTGCAGGGCGGCCTGAAGCTGGACGAGGTCGAGTTGCAGCGTATTGTGAACTTGTACCGGGATACCCATCAGGCGGTTAAGGACCGCTGGGACCACATGCAGAAGGTGATCCTGCCGGCGATCAAGAACGGGCAGGTGGGCGTGCCGGTGGACGTCAACGGCTGGCTGGTCACCGACGATCGCGAGGGCTACTCGATCCCGGGCCTGATCGGTGTCCAGTACCACTCCCTGAAGAAGGACGATGAGGGTAGCTGGACCTACCAGCAGGGCAAGCTGTGGCCGTACATCTACGGTGGGAAGGCGTGGGAGAACGTGTGCCAGCACGTCGCGCGCCAGATCGTGATGTGGCAGGCAGCCCGGGTTGGCCTGAAGTACCCTGTGGTGCTGGCGGTCTACGACGAGATCGTGGCCCTCGCGCGCGAGGAAGAAGCCGAGGCGTGCCGTGACTGGGTGCAGGAGTGCCTGATGCTGGCGCCTAAGTGGTGTCGTGGCGCCATCCCGCTCAATGGCAAGGTTGGCATAGGGGCTACGTATGGCGATGCGAAATAATCTGGAAGTCCACGGTCTGCCGCTGGTCTATTCAGCGGTGGATTACGACTCCATTAAGGGCTGTCTCCGGGTGGCGTTTCTATGGCGGCAGGGTCCGGCCCAGCCGTTCTTCGTGGAGGTCACCGACGCGTCCCGGGTCGGGTTCCTGTCGGCCATCAAGGATGCTGTGGACAGGGAACTTGTCCGGGCTGTACTGGATTCGTAATGGCGATCAGCGTCAAACAACACAAGGCCCGAGTGCTGGACATGGTAGGTATGTACGTCCGTGACGACCTTGAGAAGCTTGGGTACCCAGTATCCGATGTGGTCGTGGACCAGTGGGCTGATATGTCGGAGATGAACGTCAACATAGGATGCAGGTTGACGATTAACAACAAGATTATCCGGGTGTGTGTACCTTTTCGAGACGCCTTCTCAGATTCGGATGTCCCGTACCACGTCCTCAACAAGATGCTCGTCGATGAATTTGTGAAGCTGCCAGCGATGCAAGTCGCCCAAGCGATAGGAGTCCTTGAGTCATGAAATTCAGCGAACGACAGGCGCGCCGGGGAACTCAAACAGGAGGCCCGGGCGTACTTCAAAAGGCACGGCGATCTTTTTGTCGTCGAGACCGTGTCTCAACAGGGGGGCGGCATCTACCACATATGGCTGACACGTCGCAGGGACTGGCGGAAGTTCGGCTATGGGTTTGATGGGAGCACGGATGAGATGGCACGCAAGGAGTTCAAGGCGATACTGGACGGATTCGACACCGCTACAGCCGCCATCGACGTGTTGGGGTCGTGATGGAAGAGACCGTTCTTGAGCGACGAATGCGGCATCTGTTGGAAGGTATGTGGAGTAGGCTACGTAGCAGGACCAGTGACTTGGTGACGGTGAATCTACACGGCATAGACGGGCACAACCTAGACGCTGTGTATAAGTTCATGTTCAACGGATCTGAGGCGACACTACGCGTGTCCACAACTACCCTGCTGCAGACCACCGCCTCCAACATGGCTATTCTAGGCAGTATGCAAGCCGACAAAATGGTCAAGGTGCTGGGGTACGAGAAGGTCAAGGCCGCCCGGGCCTGAAAACCCCGGGGTCAAGGTCTACCCCAACTCGTGGAAGACCAACGAGGAACTAGTCCGGTACATCATGACCAAACCGAATGCCACCGACGACGAGAAGCTGCTGGCCGAGCGTCTGGAGCGCAAACCATGACCACAATGGCACTATCATTCTCCCGGCTCTCGACATTCGAGCAGTGCCAGTTGAAGTTCGAGTACCTGTACGTCAACAAGAAAGTCAAGGACGAGGACAACCAGTACACCATCTACGGCAACCGGGTCCATGAGGCGCTGGAGAAGTACGGTCAGGCCAAGGAAGCCGGCACCGTCGAGGCCCAGTATGTGCTCTCCGACAAGGAAGCGTTCGCCGAGGTGGAGAAATACCTGCCCCTCGTGGATCGCATCACCGGGCAGCCCGGGTCCAAGATGTTCGAGTTCCAGATGGCGATCCGCCGCGACTTCACCGTCTGCGACTGGTTCGACCCCAACGTCTGGTTGCGCAGCATCGCCGACGTCCTGATCATCAACAAGAACGTGGCCTTTGTCATCGACTGGAAGACCGGCAAGGTGAAGGCCAACCCGACGCAGTTGACGCTGTTCGCCCTGATGGTGATGGAGCACTTTCCTGCGGTAGACACTGTGAAGACGGCATTCGTATGGCTCGCTCACGACGATATAACGGTAGACGTGTACCACCGTGGCCAGAAGAAAGAGATGTGGGACTCCCTGCTCCCGCGCCTCAACGCCATTCAGGAAACGGTGGATCTGGGCGTTTTCAAGGCAACCCCAAGCGGCTTGTGTGGCTGGTGTTCGGCAAAGTTGATATGCCCAAGTGCGAGACGTAGGTGAGCAACATCATCGAAGACGCCAAGTCGATACTTGGTGACGAACCTCCGTTCTTCAGGGTGTTCAAGCACGCGCTGCCCACCCTGTTCGTCCCATTGGGCGGGGCTCACACGTTCGACTATGGGACGAGGAAAGTGTACGTGGAGCACCATACGCATGGGGTGACCATGTCGTACAAGGAAGACGGGGTCGTTTTCTTGTCAACAGTGAAGGTACCTGAATCATGGAAACTAAAGCCGAGCAACTTGCCATCGCGGAATCCGTACTAGGGGACGAGAAGTTCGTCCTGAAGAAGTGCAACAGTGAGAAGGACGTCAAGGCCGAGGTGAGGCGGTTCCTGAAACAGTACGATCCCATGTGGCTGTTCATGCCGGTGCAGACCGGGTTCGGGGTCAGCGGCACGCCGGATTTCGTTGGGTGCTACATGGGGTTCAGCTTCGCCATCGAGACCAAATACGGCACGGCCAGGTCGACGCCGATGCAGGTGCGCCAGCAGGACATCATATGGCAGGCCGGCGGGAAGGTGTTCAAGGACGTCAACGAGGCGCGGTTCAGCAGCTTCATGCACGACTGGGAAGTTTTTGTTGTTCGCTGCGGCGGAAGGGTGGTAAGATGAATTGTCCGGAATGCGGTGGTGCCACTCAGACGGTTGAGACGCGGCACACGACGGAATTTACTAGGCGGCGCAGGGTTTGCAAGAAGTGTGAGTACAGGTTTTCCACCAAGGAAGTAATCCATGAGTTCCCCACGCCACCACAGCGGTTGGCTGCGGCTAGGGAGCGTGAGACACTTCGCAAAGTACGAACTGCCGCCGACGCGCGGCGTGAATTGGAAAGACGAAAAGACAATGCTGGTATCAACGACTAAGCGCAAGCTTGTCCTGAAGACCCCCGATTGGTCCGCGATACTCGCGGCCATTCCGCATGCCAAGACGTTCCCCATGGACGGGGAACTGCTGACTGCGGTGCATCACGGGGTCGAGGAGACGATCGTGCTGCGGAACATGGGGTACGACGACGCCCCGGCGCCGATCATGTCCTACTACAACTGGCCGGCGCGCTTCAAGCCCATGGACCTACAGAAGGCCACCGCTGCCTTCCTGACGGTCTACAAGCGCGCGCTGGTACTGAACGAGCCCGGTACCGGCAAGTCGATCAGTTCCCTGTGGGCGGCAGACTTTCTCCTGCAGGAAGGCGTCGTCAAGAAGGTTTTGGTGGCGTGCCCCCTGTCCACCACCCAAGTAGTCTGGGGCAAGGAGATCCGGCACCACCTGTCGCACCGGTCGTTCGAGGTTCTGACCGGGTCCAAGGAGCAGCGGTTGAAGCGGCTGGCGACTCCCGGGCTCCAGTACGCCGTCATCAACCATGATGGTTTCAACATCATGAAGGACCACCTCGACGAATTCGATCTGGTGATCTACGACGAAGCCACCGCACTAAAGACCCCCGGCAGCCAGCGGTTCCGACAGTTCTACCAGTGGGTCCAGAAGAACGACGTGTGGCTCTGGTTGCTGACCGGCACGCCGATCTCCCAGTCCCCGGTGGATGCGTGGACGCTGGCCCGTCTGGTGCAGAACCCCAACGTACCGAAGAGCTACACCGCGTTCCGCGATCTGGTGATGGACAAGATCACCACGTTCAAGTACGTGCCGCGCCCCAATGCCATACAGGTCTGCAAACAGGTGCTGCAGCCATCGATCCGGTTCGCGCTGGACGAGTTCAAGGAACTGCCGCAATCGGTGTTTCTGGAGCACGAGTGCCCGATGACCCCGGAGCAGATCAAGCTGTTCAGGGAGATGAAGGAGCGTGCAGTGCTGATGGCCCATGACGTGGCGGCGCCCAACATGGCCGTGGTCCTCATGAAGCTGATTCAGATCTGCTGTGGGGTTGTCTATGCTACCGACGGCGACCGCATCGACATCGACGCCACCGGAAGGTATGAAGTACTCAAGGAGATCTGCAACGAACTGGGCGCCCATGACGTGCTGTCCGACGGACAGACCGAAGGCAAGGTCATCGTGTTCGTCCCGCTTCGAGGCGTGCAGGATCGCCTGCAGGAGATGATGGAGAAGGACGGGTACGACGTGGTGTCCGTTCATGGGGACGTGTCGCAGGGGGAGCGGAATAAGATCTTCGACGCCTTCCAAAACAGTAGGCAGTACCGTATACTTTTGGCACACCCGAAAGTTGCCGCGCACGGTCTGACCTTGACGAGAGCCAAGGACATCATTTGGTACGCCCCGATCTACTCGCTGGAATCCTACGAACAGGCGAACGCTCGAATCCGCCGGCTCACCACCGATGGAAAAACGCGTATCCACCACTTGTTCGGCACATCGTTCGAGAAGGAGTTGTACCGCAGGCTGCAGCAGAAGAAGCGTGTGTTGGCCGAGTTCCTTGAACTGGTCAACGGAACCAACGAGTAGGAGAAAACGATGACTTGGGACTACAACCGGGCCATGACCCTGTACTTTCAGTGCAAGCGTGAGAAGGAACTGATCGAAGGGGAGATGGCGGCAAAGATCAAACCACTGAATGAGAAAATGCAGTTGCTCACCCAGTGGATCGAGGAAAAGGCGAAGAAGGACGGGCTCAAGAACGTGGCTGTCGATGGACTCGGCACCGGGTACTGGACCACGACCAACTCCGCCACGGTGGCCAACAGGACTGCCTTCAAGGAGTTCTGCGAGAAAAACGATCTGTGGGATCTCATGGAGATCCGGGCGGCCAGCGCGCAGATCAAATCGCACATCGACAAGACCAACATGGTCCCGGCCGGTGTCAATTACAAACAGATCCAGTCGTTCAGGATCAAGTCAGCAGGAGAAAAATGATGAGTCTGGAAGTAATGCTGGACCTTGAGACACTGGGCACGGGCAACAACGCCGTGATCCTGTCGATCGGGGCCGTAAAGTTCGATCTGAAGGAGCAGGGCACGGCCGGCGCGCCGTTTGAGGTTTTCATCGACCCCAAGACGTGCACGGACGCTGGGCTCGAACTGGATGCCAACACGGTCCTGTGGTGGATGCACCCTGACCGGGCCGCCGCGCGCGAGGTGTTCGTGGGCAAGCAACTGACCCCACTGCAGCAAGCCTTGTTCATGTTCACGTCGTGGATGGGCGGAGACCGCCCCGTGTGGGGTAACGGGGCGACGTTCGACAACGTCATTCTGCGCAACGCGTTCAAGGCGGCTTTCGTCCCCTGCCCATGGCACTTTCGCAACGACCGGTGCTTCCGCACCATGTCCAACATCCTCCCCCAGCAGGAATGGGAGCGTGTTGGCACGCACCACTCTGCAGTAGACGACGCAGCAACCCAAGCACTGTACCTACAGCGCATTTACCAAGGAGCAAAGCTATGACCGATGTAACCACCATGCAAGTCCCCGCCCACATCGCAGCGCGCATGGCAGCGCGCAAGGCCGGCGCCCCCGCGCCTTCGATCATGTCCGCCGTCAACAGCGGCGGCATCACGTTCCCCCGCATCAGCACCCGGGCAAGCCGGTTCCGTCTGGTCGAGGATGACGTCGAGACCGTGGTCGGCCCGGAGATGGACGTCATCATCGTGGGTGCCAACCCCAAGATCTCGCGCACCTTCTACGAGGGCGCGTATGTCCCGGGCGAGAACAAGGCCCCTGACTGCGCGTCGGACAACGGGGAAGTGCCCAACCCGGGCGTGCCCAAGGCCCAGCACGCCAACTGCGCGGCGTGCCCGAAGAACGTGCTCGGCAGCAAGACCACGCCCACTGGCGCGAAGGCCAAGCTGTGCAACGAGATCCGCAACCTCGCAGTGGTGCCGGCGGCCGACCCGTCCAAGGTCTATGGTCTGGCGGTGACCGTGACGGCCATGAAGTCCCTTCGGGAGTACTTCAAGGATCTGTCGAACTACGGCATCGAGGTGCAGGAAGTCGTCACCACGCTGAGTTTCGACGACAAGGCGGATTACCCCAAGGTGGTGTTCAAGCAGAAGCCCGGGGTGTTCGTTCCTGAGAAGGCGCTGCCGATGGTCGAGCAACTTATGGCGTCTGAGGAAGTGAAGATCGCGACCCGCCAGATCGCCAACCCGGCGGCCCCGGCTCTCGCGGCACCTGCCCCGGCGGCGCCAGCCATCACCGCTGCACCTGCAGCCCCGGTGCAGGCACCTCCCCCGGCGTACGATCCGGCGGCCAAGGCTGCGGCTGATTCGATCGCAGCGCAAGCGGCGGCTGACGCCCAAGCCAAGGCTGCAGCGGCTGACGCGGCAGCGAAGGCAGCAGCGGCGACGGCAGCAGCGGCAACGGCAGCAGCACAGGCGGCCCAGACCCAAGCCGCACCTGCCCCGGCGGCTGCACCGACGGCCGAGACTTCGACCCCGGCGGCTCCTCTGCCGGCGGTCGAGGCGAAGCTTGCCGCTCTGTTCGACATGTAATAGACTGGCCAGCCGCGACACCCGGGGTTAGCTACCCCGGGCACAGGCCGATAGCGTGTTGTCCCTCCAGCATGCTATCGGCCTCGTCGTCTAACAGCACGAGGGGAGCGAATGCTGCAATTTCTTACTGCCGTACTGCCCAGCACCGGGACGTACGTCATCACCACCGGCACTCCGAAGGCCGATGGATCTGGTAGCTGGTTCAAGAACTACAACTGCGACACCATCAACGAAGTGGTGGCCACGGCCAGCAGGCTGGATGGCAACTCACAACGCACGATTTTCTTCGCTCTGGGGAATTACCGGGACAACGTCGATGAAGAAGATAAGGTACGGCGCACTAGCGCGCTGGCGTTCCAGTTTAAAACACTCGCGTTCGACGTAGATCCTAAAGACCGCAACAAGAACCCGCTATACGCAACTCAGCGCGATATGGCGGCCACGGTACTCACCGCCGCTGCGGCGTTGGGTCTACCTGATCCAGTCTTCGTATCGTCGGGTAATGGGCTCCACTGTTATTACCCGCTAACACACGAGATCAGCAAGGAGCACTGGCGCAAGGCCTCTGAACTGCTCCGCGACGCCCTCCTGTCCACCGGAATGGCGCTCGATACCTCCAAGATTTGTGACCCGTCGATGGTGCTCCGGCCCGTCGGCACGCTGAACAAAAAGACCGACCCGGCCAAGCCGGTCAGGCTCCTGTCCCCCATCCAGCTATTCGACCCGGTAGACCTCATCCAGAGGCTCCTGAAGGTCGTCAAGCCATCGGCGAGCCCCAAGGCCACGGCCGCCCGGGCGAAGCCCACAGGGATCGCCGCAGCCGTGCTGGACAACGAGTTCCCGCCGGCCGACGCCGCGCTGGTCGAGGCCAAGTGTCCGCAAGTGGGCGCCGTGGCGGCGACCCGGGGCAATGTGCTCGAGCCCATCTGGTACGCTACTCTGGGGATTGCGGCCTACACCACCGACCCCGAGGCGGCAGCGATCCGCTGGTCGGACGGGCACCCGAAGTTCGATCGCGCCGCCACAATCACCAAGATGGGTCAGTGGAAGGCCCGGAGCGGCCCGACCACATGCGCCCACTTCGAGAAGATCGACGCGCGCCAGTGCTCCACCTGCCCCCACCGGGGCAAGATCACGAGCCCGGTGCAGCTTGGGGTGGCGGCCGTCAGCGACGCTGTCGCCGTGCCCACGGGCAAACCCAACATGGTGCTCCCCAAGGGGTACTTTGTGAAGGGGGACAAGATCTGGAGAACCTTTCAGGACGAGACGCTTCCTGTAAGTGACTACTTACTTTTCCCCACCCGGCGCTACCGGGACAATGAGACCGGCAAGTCGATGTGCCTGCTGGAAGTGAAGCTGCCGGTCGAGGGGTGGACCACCCGGGAACTACCCATGGACGCCATGGCAGCCGGCGGCAAGGACTGGTCTAGCTGGCTGCTCAACCACCAGATTTTTGTGAGCAACGAAGCCCTCCTGAAGGCAATGAGGCACTACATCATGACGTACCTGAAAGAACTTCAGCTTGAGACCGAGAGCGAGGTTATGTGTGGGTCGTTCGGCTGGGTCGACGACGAATGCACGCAGTTCGCTCTGGGCGAACGATTGATCAGCAAGGACGGGTCCGTGCCCCTGCGGCTGGGCCCGATGGCCGCCGACATCGCACCGGCGCTGCGCCCCAAGGGCGATCTTGACAAGTGGTGCAGGGCGACCGCCGTGTTCGCCGCCCCGGGGCTCGAATACCACGGGCTGGTGTTCCTGATGCAGGTGGGCTCGCCGATCATGGCGGGGTCCGGGCTCAAGTCGGTATTGGTCAACATGTACTGCCCGGACTCAGGCACAGGCAAGTCCACCACAGGCGCGTTCGCCAACAGCATTTACGGCAACCCCGACAAGCTGATGCTTACCGTCGAGGACACCCAGAACGCAACCTTCAAGTCGATGGGCGTGTACGGCAACCTGCCGGTCTACATCGACGAGATCACCAAGATCGACCCCAAGCGTTTATCCCATACCCTGTACTTCATCACCAACGGCCGCGAGAAGCGGCGCCTGACCAAGGACGGTGGCTTCCAGTCATCGATGGAGTGGAACAACATCTCCACCTCGTCATCGAACAGCGACATCTATGCAGTGCAGGGGGCCGAGCGGATCTCGATTGACGGGGAGGCCATGCGAATCCTACAATTCCCCTTCGACAAGAATCCGATATTCAATGCATCTGGCGGTGCTAACTACGGCTACAAACTGGCCCATTTTCTCAAGGATAATTACGGCCTTGCTGGGGAGCCGTTCATCCGTGGGATTCTTGCGGCCGGCGGTCCCTTTGTCGCCTTTGATACTGCCCTGCGAAAGTTCTCCACCAAGTTCGACTTCACATTCACTGGCAAAGAACGCTTCTGGCAGGCCGCCATGGTGGTGGCGTACGCAGCAGGCAAGATTGGAACCTCGCTAGGCCTGTTCCAATTCGATATTGACGCGTCGATACGCAAGGGGCTTGAGTACATCGCGACCTTGCGAAAGGAACTCGTAGACGCAGAGACAGACTGCTTCGACCTTCTCGGTACGTATCTGGCAGAACACTCCAGCAAGATCGTGATCCACAAGACCAATCTGATGGTGAGCCGGACCGGCGCGGTGGCACTCCCCTACCCCAACGAGGCCATGGCGCGGATCGAAGCAGTCTGGAACAACAAGACCTACCACTCCGGGAAGCTGTTCATCAGCCAGCCCCACTTCAACGAATGGTGCCACCGCCGGGGCGCCGACTCCAAAAACTTCTTTGCCCAACTGGTCCAGCACCGGGTGGTATTCCACAAGGGCAGGCGCATCAACCTGATGCGCGGCACCGACAAGCCACTGCCGGCCGTGCGTGTGTTCGAGATCATCATGGACCACGAGCGGTTCACCGACATCCTGCGCCAGAACGACATCGGCGAGACGCAGCCTGAACTCAGGCTGGTGGGAGGGACTGCAGCATGACCCCGCTACGCAGAGCCTTCGAGGAGTGGTACGTTGCCAACTTCGAGTACCCGGACACCGAGTGGACTGACAATTGCGGTGGGTACTACATAGGCCACGACGCACAACGGATGTGGCTGGCGTTTCAGGCGGGGGCGGCTCATGAACAAGCTTGACCGCATGCGCGCTCTGATGGTACTCGGCGATATCAATGTACCCGAGGACCAGCACCCACTGGTGTGGATGTGGGAGATGTGCGGTAAGCCGGAGGTATTGGTGCTCTCTACTAGGAACACCATCGCTGGCAACGACGACCCAGAGATCAGGGTCGCCGACCACGCGGGGTACTATAAGGTGTACCTGTGGTGGATGGGGTACCACACCGCGTGGTCATGGTCAGTGACTAAATGCACCCGGGACAAGGTGTGGGACGCCGCATGGGCAGTCCACGAGGCTATGCGCGACGTTTGCGTTCGCGAGCAGAAGTTTCCGTTACCATCTTGCCGGATGGAGCCCGAGCGAATGACCTATTGGAAGACACCGACTGTGGTTCCAGATTTGCCTTCGAGTTCGTTCCCCCGCGCCCAAGTGCTTTGATGTGCCCGACGTCTTTGCCGTCGCCCTTCTTCACCTTGCCTTCTGCCATCAGCTTGCGGCGCGCCTGATTGCGCAGGGACCGGTTGCGAATCTGTTCTGGAGTGCCTTGGTAGTTGGCGTACTCGCTATTTATAATCACGCGGTTTCGCCATGATCGTACTCTCCTTTACCCGCATCTGAGCACTGCGAGCGTAGCTTGTGGGTATCCACAACACGTTGGCACCATTCGACGAATTCACCTACTGGTAGGTTGCTCCGCCACATATTCACAGCACGACAAACAAGCTGGATGTTCCAATATTGGTAGGGGCCTCCAGCGACGACACGATCCACGCTGGCGTTGGTCATGCACTGTTCACCGTTGGCAAGGGCGCACGTCAACACTACCCCGGTGAGTGCGCAACGGAACTCTTGCTCTTCCAGTTTTTGAAGGAGCATATCTCGAGTGAGATCGGAACGCCGCTTACCGCCGGCGGCCAACAACCTAGACATATAACGCGACCAATTACCACTGATAAGTCGGTATTGGGAATCCGTAGTGACTTTGCCTGACGAATATTGGTGTGCGCCCTTGCACTGGGCGGAGCAAAACTTATGTGCGCCACTCTTGGGGGCGAACTCCTCCCCGCACTCGACGCACTTCTTCGGTGTCCACACAGCATTGTCGTGGTGCCACCCAGCCATCACGCCTTCTCCCGCTCCGTGACGATGACGACGCGGCCGGGGTAGACGTACTTCTCAGCCGCTTCACCGTTCTGAAGGACCACAGTTTCTTGCGGAACAT